GCAACAGATATTGAAAAAGCAGGATCTTTAGCCCGAGTTTATGAAATCTATAAGATTTTGGAGACCCGTGCTAAAAGAGAATTACGTAAAAGTCGTCGTGAACGTACTGTTATGGAAGCCCAGGTTTCTCCTTTGTCGCGGTTTAAGTACCGGGAGCATTACAACATTGGCGACATTGTCCGCGTTGATGGTAATTACGAAATCTCAGCAAACATGCGAGTGACCGAGTACGCCGAATCAGATGAGGGCACAGGCACCATAGGTGTTCCCACTTTAGAAGCTGTCCGAACGGATGATGATAGCGATCTTGACGTCTTTGATGCTGAAACATCAGAAAGAGGTGGGTATGAGTAGGCGTGAATTCCATATAGGAAAAGCCGAAGTCGTGTTTCTGTTAGCAGTTAGCGGGTTAACCCTTATGACTATTGGCGCTGTGTTCTTCAAACGATCGGCGGACACGGCTTTGGTTACTGGCTTTATTGGTCTTCTGGTTTCCCCGGTTTTCTTTTCCGCTACAAAGAAAGAAGACGATGACAAATGATAGATGAGGATTCACTTTACCGTCTTTCTCAATATATTCTAGTTGCTGATACTTGGTTGGTTGACGCTGTTCGATTGATCATTTGTGTGGCAGCTTGGCTTACAGCAGCACTGCTAGCTAACTTATATTTTCGTGGACGAATGGGTCACATGAATCGTAATGTGGCTTTCGGTTCTGTGTTAACTTACTTTGCCGTTGGGTATGCGCAAGTAATCAGTATTGCATCGCCAAATGCAGTAACTGGCTTGACCCTATTAAACTTGGTTGTTTTGTTAGCCGTAGTTTTGTCTTTGGCTGGAACGTTGGATGTTATGCACATCGGTCTTTTTAGAAAGAAGAAGAGTAACCATGACAAGTAAAACGCAGGATAAGTATATTTGGCATCACAATCGACTACTTATTCCTTGGATCGCCATCGTCACCACGATGACTTTGTTGCTATTGCTCGCCCACGCTTTCGGATACTAAGGAGCGACATGTCAAATAAGATGTATGACTTTCTCAAATGGGTGGCTTTGATTCTGCTTCCTGCTATTGGCGCCGCATATTTTTCTATTGCTGGTATCTGGGGATTACCTAATGCCGAGCAGGTAGTGGGTACCATTATTGTCCTAGATACTTTCCTGGGGGCATTACTGGGAATTTCAGTCAAACAGTGGAACTCAAGCGACGAGAAGTATTCAGGTGACATCAAAATCGTTACCGGGCAAGACACGGATTCTTTAGTGGTTGGCTTTGATGACCCAACTGCTTTGGCTGAAAAGAATAATCTAGTATGTTGCTTTGAAATGCCAGCACTAGCCGAAACTACAGAGACTTCAGAGTACAAGAATGATAAGCATTCTGTAATTTGGTTCTTCAATCAGTTATTTACAACTGGATCAATGTTTTTACAAAAAAGCGATGGCACTGATTATGTAACAGTAGATGATTTGGATTCAAACACATACGGAACGTTTTATGATTTCGGATTCTTTAAAAACAAGTACAATGAAAAGGCTATTGGTTATCAGTTGAAGTGGCGTAACGTACTACTAACTTGGGGTGAAGGAGACTATAGAATAAAAGTATCATCAACTCCCGCAATTGGTGCTGAATTTATTGACTATTCGTTTCAATTTTGTTTGAAAGAATATACAGACGAAAGAGCCAATTATACCACTCGATTTGATTGGAACCGTAACGGCCAATTTGGGGACTTGATAGATGATGAACGCAACAATGATTATGGTACTTTAGATTGGTCCAATCAGCTACGTATGCCAAAATCATTTTTTGGCCGACCTACTCAAGACCAAGAAAAGACATTCACAAAATATGCGAGTGGGGCAGAAATATGGACAGGTGACGCAAGGATAGAGAAGTATATTTGGATCGGGGACTCTTACCCTGCTTTCATGCATAACTACATCATGCGAAATATAACAGCAGGGGATAATATAAAGGTTACAGATTACAACCTACAGAACCCTAACACGTACCTTAACAAGAAAGTAGTTTATGAAAGCAATTACGCTCCGAATTGGGACAACACAGTAGACAAAGCAAGAATAGAAATTACATTTAAACAAGAATTCCAAAACCTAGTAAGAAAACGAGATTAAACAACGATTATGAAAAAGCTATTATTATTAATTACCATCGCATTAACATTTTCATGTGTAAAAAAAGAAAATGACCCTAAGCCAGTTGATCAGCAACAAATAGAAAATCCTGACATGGTAAAGGTGACTGTTTGGTCAAACAGGGTTAATTACACATACAGAAGAAAGAAACTTAGATCAGAATGGAAAGAAGACATAGTAACAAGCAAAACAGCGGTATTCTACGAAGAATACTGTGATTGCATGGATGGAAGTCTTAAATACACTAAATATGCCATGTTAGCGACTCATAAGCTATCAAAAGTAAAAGGTGATAGTATTAGTATTTTAATTCAATACAAAGGCAAAAAAGCGTATAACTTGAATGTTTCAGGAAATACATTTGCTTTAACTAAAATGATAGATTTGAAATAGTATGGCATACGATAAGGATGAGATATTTAAAAAGGCAAAAGACCTAACAATAGAACATAAACTGTTTTTTATTGAGGATATAGTTTCTATGCTCCCATGCTCAAAACCTACGTTCTATGAATTTTTCCCTTTAGAATCTAACGAACTTAACAAACTAAAAGAATTAATTGATACGAATAGGACTTCAATTAAAATTGGGCTTAGAAAAAAGTGGAATGATTCAGAAGCTCCAGCCTTGCAACTATCACTGTATAAGCTAATTTGCTCGAATGAAGAACGTAAAAACCTAAGCATGACTCATGCAGATGTTACCTCAGATGGCAAAGAAATAACTAGTTCATTGCCAGTAATAAATGTTTATAATTCAGCACCACCGATGGCAAGTAGTGAGGATGAAATTAATTAATGAATACTACACCTGTTTTTTTAGCTAATCGAAATTCAAAGGCAAAGGTTGTAATCAATCAAGGTGGCACAAGTTCAAGTAAGACTTATTCAATCGTTCAGTTGCTTTATTTAAAGGCAATCGAGAAGCCTAGACAAGTAATAACCGTTACAGGTGAATCACTCCCAAACTTACGCAAAGGCTCTTATAGGGATGCTGAACACATTTATAGCAATACTGATTTCGTAAAGGCTAATGTAGTTTCGTGGAATAAGACAGATAGGGTAATTGTGTTCAAAAATGGCTCTATAATCGAGTTCATATCTAACCTTGACGAACAAAGCGCAAAGAACGGAAAGCGTGATATACTTTTTGCAAACGAGGCTAACGGTATTAGTTGGGCTATATTTTGGCAATTAGCTATACGTACACGAGGTCAAATATTCCTAGATTATAACCCAACAACGCACTTTTGGGCGCATGAAAAGCTAATTGGAACAACGCCAGAATCAAACGATTTAAGTGCAACGGTTCAATTAATTATTAGTGACCATAGGCATAACACGTTCTTGACATTAGAAGATCATGCAAAGATTGAAGGAATTAAAGACAAGGAGCTTTGGAATGTTTATGCAAGAGGAAAGACAGGTAATTTAACAGGTCTTATATTTCCCGAATGGAGGATGATATCAAATGATCAATTCCCTAATGATTCACCATTTTGCGGTGGTCTTGATTTTGGTTATACTAATGACCCAACTGCAGGGGTTAAAAAGGTCAAGATTGGAAATAATATTTACCTTGATGAAATGTGCTATACTTCGGGATTAGCACCAATGCAAATAGCACAAGTATTTAGAGCGAATGGTTTTACGGCAAACAATATAATTTTTTGCGATCACGATCCTGAAATGATAAGAGATTTGAGGTTATTGGGTATACAAGCAGTGAGAGCCGAAAAAGGAAAAGGGTCAATAAACGCAGGTATAAGCCGTTTAAAGCAATTTAATATTTACTATACAGAACGAAGTGTAAATATTCATATGGAAAAAACAAGGTACATGTGGGCAAAAGACCCAGTAACAGGTAAATCTTTAAATACGCCAATAGATGCATTTAATCACATGATGGATAGTATAAGATATAGTGAAAGTGCTATAGGTCAATCTTTCTAAAGTACAATTTATTTTAATTAAGTCTTAAATTATACGTGGTTAAGACTAATTATATTGCATTTTATAAAGATTATTAGGTTTAATCAAAAATATTTATCTTTGCAAAAAACAAAATGAATTTAGAACTGCGCAAGGATAAAGTATTTGAGGTTAAGCGTGGGATTGTTCCTGCAATTAAATCTATGCTTTTTGGGAATGATTCACTAAACCCTCAACAGTTATTTGTACAGAATTTAATGGAAAGCCAAATAAGCCAAAACGCTTTCCAATTAATGCTAGGGTCGCACAGTTTTAACCGTAAAAGCTTACAATATTTAATTGAATATGGTTACGTTCAAAATCCTATAGTTTTTGGAATTGTCAATTCAATACTTTTTAAACAAGAAAATTTACAGTATTTGCCTTACTGGAAAGGGAAACCATACAAGTCTAAAACATTTAACTTAGATACAGATAAAGCATTTTTTAATTTACTTACCACTGGCACGGTTGTTTTTTGGGATCGTGAAACGATAGGTTTTGGCAAGCAATTGGAAGTAATAGACACGGCTAATTTACAAGAAACATATTTTAGAGGATTTGAATATAAGTACTTAGAAAAAGGAATTTATTACAATATTCCTTATGAAGATTTAATATTTATTTCGTTCCTTGATAATCCTTGTAATGCAAATGGACTTACTAATTTTGGGTTAAGTCCTATACAGGCTGCAATTATGCCAGTTGAAGCATTAAGGGAAATGTACACAGCCGATACGTCTTTGTTAAAAAATAAAGGTAATGAGTTACTTATATCCAGTGGGGGATTCAAATATGACTTTAGTTGGAGAAGAACAGAAGTCATTTGATGAAATATTTAACAGTAGAATACGTGGTGCAAGAAGTTTTGGTAAAGTGGCTACAACATCACAAAAGGTAGAAGTACACCAACTAGGCCGTACAATAAAAGAGCTTGCACTTTGGGATGGTTATAAGGTCAAGACTAGAGATATTTGCATAGCATTAAACTATCCTTCTACATTAGCAGGAGATACAGATGCAAGTACATTAGCCAATTACGAGCAGAGTCTAAAAGCTGCGTATACAGGTTGTGTGATTCCTTTAGCAAAAAAGATATTCAACAATAAGCAATTACAGGAGCGGTTGGGGTATGAGGTATTTATTGATACATCAAACGTTTATTGCTTACAAGAAGATCAATTAAAACGTTCTGAAAAGGCCAAAAACAATCAAACGGCTATAATCGAATTGAATACTAAGGTAAAAGATGGTACCATTACTAGAGATATAGCTACAAACATATTAATAGCTGAGTGGGGTTATGATGAAGAGGAGGCGCAAAAAATGATTAATACGCAAGAAATAATTACGCCAATAGTAATTTGATAAAATAATAGTACATTTGTATAACTAAACTTTGCAGGATAGAAACCTGCCAGTTTGAAAATGGAAAATTGCGTAAAGAAGTGCCTTGATGGTGCTGAAAAATGCTTAAATAATGTCACATCAAAGAATGTTGACAAAGATGCCTTAGTTGATTCAATTAAGGCTAAACGTGTTTGTACTGAATCTAAACTCGTAACGAAATGAGGGTAGCTATTCCGACATTCAAAACACAAGCTGAAACGTTCGAATATCTACGTGCGAACAAAAAGAAACTAATTGCAGAAAAGTGTTTAAAGCCGATCAAGCATGACTCTAATTACGGAGTTCACAAGGTAGCCGTTTCGAAATCACACGCACAAAAAGCAAACGCCCCACTTCCAGTAGAAGAGATTGAGGATGGCGAAATACAAGTTTCGTTAATCGGCAATACTTACAACTGGTGTGATTCACAGATGGATGTTTTATTTGCTGGATGTGCAACTAAGACAGCTAAAGAATCAGGGCCAAAAGGAAAAGACTTGATTTATCACTTAAAAGATCATGACACTTGTACGGATGATCGAATAGGGTATATCCAAGACATTTACGAGAAAGATTTCAGTTTGCAAGAATTAGGGCTGAATATGATAGGTAGTACTACATGTTTAGTTTTTGATTCTCTAGTTAAAGAAACTTTAGCTGAAAAACTTTATATCCAGTATGTAGATAAGAAAGTAAAACAGCATTCAATCGGGTTGCAGTATGTGAAAATATTCATGTGCATAAACGACCCGAACGATTCAGAACACTTTGCAAACTGGAATAAATACTTTCAGTTTGTTATCAACAAAGAAGTAATTACATCGGTAGGCTACTTTTGGGCTGTCACTGAAATAAAACTATACGAGGTTTCTGCTGTCCTTTGGGGTGCAAACGAAATTACACCAACATTAGAGGAAGAACAAAAAGAGATTGAGCCGATTAATGTCACTCAAAAAGAAGAGCCGCTTTATAGCACTCAAGATTCGATTAATTTCATAAAATCAAGAAAGTTTTTCAACAATTAAAATCAAGGAAAATGTTAACACAGGTAGAAAAAGAAGCGTTAATTGATGAGCTTGGTTCTGGTGCCGCTAAAAAGGTAGAGGGAATTATTGCATCTCATAACGAAAAGCTATCTTCTATAATTGAAGAAGCTAAGAAAAACAAAGGCGTATCTGAATCAGATTTGAAGCTAATCAAAGAATCTCAAGAAGAGGTTGCTTCAAAAATGGAAAAGGTAGCAAAAGAACAAGGCAAGGCGTTAGCTGATTTGCGTTCTGCTATTAATGTAGCAGGTGCGACAAAAGGAGATTCAATTGCCGAATTGCTTTCAAAGCAAAAAGACCAATTAGCAGATACGTACCGCAAGGGTCAAGGTACTGTTTCATTTGAGATTTTCCAAAACTCAAAAGGCGAAACGTTCATGCGACCTCACGATGCTGCAAAAGCTGCTTACTCGCACGGTACGATTGATGACATTGACAACGGAGCGAACGTTACATCTATTGCACAAGCTTTAGATGCTGCTAGTATATTGCGCATGGGTGCTGATGCTGAAATAATTACTCAGTATCGCAATACTCCGTACATCTTTGAGCTTTGCAATACCATCACAACTAACAACAAGTTTGCTATTTGGATGAATGAGCTTGATAAGGAAGGTGCAAGTGATACAGTAGTTGAAGGTGCAACCAAACCAGCAAGCCAGTATTTCTACCAATTGAAATCAGACACTTACAGAAAAGAAGCGACTTTGCTTACTTTCAC